CCTCAATCCAAATATCACCGTGATGAAACTCAGGCACCACCGAGTTGACAACCACCGGAATGCCGATCTCGCGAGTGGCCTGGTTGGCCAAGCCCATGTCACGCATGGCGATCACCGGAGTGATCGCTTCACTCGCGAGCCACTCTCCAATCTCACCGGCATTTGCCTTCTGGAACGCCAGCTCTCCTTCTGTTTTCCCGTCCCAGTTTTCCGGGATGAAGTCCATGCAGGGGGCGTCGGTGATCCACACGTGACGTGGACGGATCCTGCTGGTGATCTCTTGGGCAACAATCTTGGCGCCTGACGAATGAAACATACCCATGGGAACTCCTTGTACATCTTGCGATGCGATTGGTTTGAGCGACATGCTCACGTTAACTATATGTAATCATAGAAAAATAGAAAGCAGAAGAGGAGGGCAGAAGCCCTCCTCTCTATGTCGCCGTTCAGTAACTGATCCGAATGGTGCTCGGCCCCTGGTGAATCATTTCCATGATCCGATTCCAACTCACCAGTCTGGCGCGCCTGATGCACGGGCGCATTTTGAATCGGCTCTTTCGCTTACCCCTGTATTTTTCAAGGGTCATGTCGGAATACTGAATATACCTGGTGACATACTCATCCAGCTCGGCCAGAAACCGATCCCTGGCCCGGTCGCTGGCTTTGGGATCCTGCTTCGCACCATTGATCGTATAGATGCAGTCAAGCGGCAATGGGTAGGTGTCAGAGGGCCTGGAGTGCATCTCGATGTCGTAATAACCAAAGCCTATCTCCCACCAGGTCTTGAGGCTTGGCACCCCAAGATCACGAATGTACCAGCTCAGATACTCTGCCATGGCGCCCCGCTTTCCACCATTCCCTTTACTCCAGTACCCCTCGTACTTCAGCCCTTGTAGCTCATTGACCACCGAAACAATGGTTGGCATTGCGCGCGAGGTATTTCCAATTTGCCTTCGGATGACGGCAATCAGTTCATCTTTGCCATACGTGATGGTTTGTATTCCGGTACTGGCTTCCCAGGTTATTTCCCGGTCATCTTTTTTCAAGATGCTCAGAGCAACCCGTATCTTGACGGCTAATGTAGCCACGTACTTTGGTTGCTGGTGGTTTGCGGCGTAGATATTACATCCTTGCAGATACGGCCAAACACTCTCATCCAAAGGAAACTTTTTCAGGTAATCTTTCTCAGGGAGACCGTGTCCGGAAAAGAGGACCAGGGGCTCTTTCTTCAAATCGTTTTTGCCCCCTTCAAAAAAGATATCTCGGCTAGGAAGCATGTTCTCATACCGTAACTCGACACCGGGGGTCCGGTGGAACAATTCCTGCATGGCCGTGATGTACTTCTGATACACATCGTCGGTGCTGGGGACTACGCCGGTAATGTCATAGATGACAGCGGCCAGGGGGCGTTTCGGATTGGCCAGGATGGCATTTGCGAAGGCGTGGGTGCTGAAGGTTATTTTCATGGTGGTTCAACTGAGGAGGTGGGCGTATTGTTCACTGACCAGGCGTCGGTTTCTCTTTTCACCGACAAAGAACAGGCCAAGTGTTTCAAGGATCAGGTAAGTGGCAGTACAAAGGTCAAGCGCCACCCGCTTGGTATCAAGCACCTGCTTGAGTTCCTTGGGCATTCCGTTCACCAAGATGTCAAGCGGGATGTAAAAAGTTCCGATCTTTGTTCTCTGCTTCTTGACCAGCCAGTCATTGAGCCGGCCAGCCAGCTCACGATTCTCCATTGTCTCAAGCCAGGCGATTAAGTCCTTGGCTTTTTCAAGCTTCAGGGATAGCTTGGCCGTGGTGTATGGTGGGTCCGGCATCATGCCGTAGTAATGCCCAAAGGTTCCATTCCAGAAGTCGTGGTGCTGGTACGGAGATTCATCGGCTTCCTTGGTATAGGCTTCCGGATCCTTGATAGAGGCGGACCGAAGAAAGTCCATGTTGCCACGTTCCAGCTCATCGATGGTGTGGCGCTCAGTCTTGGCAGCCCACCGCAGATACTTCACGGCGGAGATTTCACCGGTTTCAATGAGATCACTCATGATGGCTGAACTCATCTTGTCCGCCTGCTCGTTCAGATAGGGTGCGTTGTTTGAATTGTTCAGGTGAACGCCCTTGGTTTCTTTCTTGTTCTTGTCATAGACAATACCTTCACGAAAACCAATCGAGGCGTAGTAGTGCTTACCCAGCATGGTCATGACAAAGATGTCAAAGCGGTACTCTGACTTCATGGCAACACGGAACAGGTGACGGCGATCCACTCCCATGTTGATAGACATGACTGCCAAGACGTTCACGATGGATGACGCGCTAAAGAACGCCATGGTGGCCTGCACACCAAAACTGTCTTTCAGGTTCAATCTCCCGTAGTACCAGATCACCCAGTCCTGCACCGTGAAAATGGTGGAGTCTGTGTCCGAGTGCAACGCGGATCGGCGGATGCTTTGGGGGAAGTAGGCAACGCTGGGTGGGAGATGCTTGGTGGTGATGAATGTGCGAATCAGATCAGCGTACTGATCCTGGGTCTTGTCGATGTTTTGGATGGTGCAGGCCAGTGTGTGGATGTCTTTTGGATCACGCAGTTGCGAATAATCCATCCCAATGCCTTTGCATTCTTCTGTGCAGATCTGGTGTGCCAGATGCACCTGTAGCTCGGGGGCTCGCCGGACATAGACCTCGGCGTTTTCATGTTCACCATACACCTTGGTGGAAAACCCAGCAACCATGGAGCGGATTACTTCCTCGTTGAACTTTCTCAGGTGGTAAAGATCACCGGTATAGGTCACGGCACTTCGCTGCGCTGGCGTCAGCCTTGAGACAAAGTCTTTCAGCTTGAGGATGCAGTGATCGTTTGTCCAATACAGGTCGATGGACCGGCGCAGGCATTCCATGACTTGGTCTGCATTCGGATGAACAAGACCGTACCGCTCAACGGTAGCATTGATTTGGTCCTGATCTGCATACGTGATGATGCTGACCAGGTTATTGAGCGCGATTTTATAGCTGCGGTAGTGTCGGTTACCAGACAACAAGCGCTCGTTGTTGGCATTGCCAAAACCAGCCGTAGAGCGACAAACACTGGTCAGGGTAGAGTGACCGGTTCGGTTAGACAGCGGCGTGCTCTCGATCGTTTGCGCACCACTGGTTGCATTGTTACTGCGCTTGCGCTGCTCCTGCTCCCCCTTGGAGAACTCATAGTTCATTTTGTCACCCTTGGCTTCGTAAACACCCATGGCTTTTTTGGCCTTGTTACGAATACCAATGTTGACATCAATCTCTTCAGCCAGAAGGCTTACCTCCTCGCTGGTAGGGATGTAGGTCGTCCAGGTCGGTGCAATGATCCGGCCGGTAGAGATGACTTCATTGATGTAAGCCCTGACCGTGGTGGTTTCTTGTGCGCGGTCGCCGTGTGTGTTTCTTCTCAGGATACCAAGCTCTTGATCTTTGAACTCGAATGCACCGCCTGGACGCAGGCTATTGATCACCCATTTCCGACAATCAGGAATAGCGTCACCAGAGATGACGGAGAGATAGGCTGCGTATTGATCTACTGCGTGGTTGTGAACATTGATGTCGCGGACATATTCTTCCGGCTTGAGTACAAAGGGAGATGCCATGTTCTTACTCTTAGATGGGTTGTGGTCTAGCGCTCAGTTTATTGATTGGGGGGATAAATATCATCGACAGCAAAAAAGAAAGGGGTCACCCCCTTTCTTCAAAAGCCCAGCAGCCGGAGCTTGGCCTGATCCTTTGGCCGGTTCAGGCTTTGGTAAAGCTCCCCCAGCTCGTACTTCGTCCCTTTCTCAGTCAGTAGCACCCGCCCTCCTGGGGCGATTCTCGTGATGTTTGACGTCTGCGTTTCTATTCCATCGACCATGCCGACCAGGCAGACCCCTTCTCTTTGTCGGCCATCTTTGTCTGCCGTGGGTACAATTCTGAAGTTTTCGATTTTCTTCATGGTTTTCTTTCGTGCGCCTTGAGGCGCGGTTGTTTGAGAAGACTACCTTCTCGCATGGATTATATGTGATTATAAAAAATGCAGTCATAAAAGAAGGGAGGCCGAAGCCTCCCTCTTTGTGTTGCATAAAAAAGCCGACCCACACACGAAAAAGCACCCAACCCACTTACCACGCCCGTTGTCGCCCACCTTGGCATAAACGCGATAAGCTTGAACTACCCCATCCCTTATTTGGCCTCTGACACCAAAAAAGAATTCCTCCCACGAGGACGGCATGGCACCTCACCATGCCGACGGAGCAGTCGCCGATGACCCCTCAGTTACCGGAGCACCCAGTCGTGTTTTTACGTGGGCCGGCAAAACCTCGCTCATAAGTATTGGTTGGTTTAGATCGTGGAGATGTCAATGCTGGGGTAGCCGGCGGAAACCAACAAGTCACGGATCTTCATTTGATCCGAAGGTTTCACGTTGTAAACCGACACACTGATGTTCTTGGTAATGACAAGAACAGGATCCGTCGCCAACCACTCCTGAGCGATCACGAGGTTCACCCCACTGACCGTTTGAATGAGCAGGTAGGTGAGATCATTGACCGACCTCGGCACACCGGTTTTCAAACTCGGGAGAGCTGCAGTGTGCTTGGCGGCCAGGTCATTCTGGATCAGCTTGGCCGCATCATACAGCATCCCGGTGGCCAGCAGCCTGGCGGAGTCATAACGCGCGCCAAGAATTGCTGGAGCGCACATGACAAAATCATAGGTCAGACCAGATTCCAAGTTACAGGTACTTATCGTTGCCATGGTGTCACCACTTCCCCAGGAAAATGAAACCGTGCCCAGTCAGTGACTGGAACACATACTTGATCGTGCCATTGGGCTCGGTGTAGCTGACGCTGGAAGAGGTCGCCGCAGCGTCGATGTCGCTGCGAAGACGAAACACCAGCGCATCCCAAGCATTGGAGAGGAGATTCCTCTCCGAGGTCACCAGGCCACCAGCGTCCACCCACCGCAGAGGATCCTTCAAAACGGTGGTATCCAGATCCTTGGGCACTGCAGAGCCAGGAACGGCAATCACGTTCCGGATGGCAATTGCCCGGTTGACCGCCTGACCAACCAAGATCTCCTGGTCAGAAATGGACAGAGATGGGGTTGCGGATATCTTGACAAATGATGTCACGGACATACTTGCGTCGAACCGCACAGTACTCACTGGTCCCGGATCCCTGTCGAATAAATACGATTGAATGTCCACTTCTTCCTACTCCTAACACGAGGTAATTTTCCCAGTCACTGAAATGCTCAGTGAAGTAATGCACCACATCAAAACATGCACCGATCATCCACCAGACGCAGTTTTCGATGCTGGGGGTCTGCCAATCTTGACGCAGGAGATCCAGCTCGCGGTTGAGGACTGTTTCTTCCGCGAGTGCGGTCAGGCGGGCGTAGAGGTCCCTTGGTTCCAGTGTTTCACCGGTTTCCGCTGCCCGGTGAAAAAGGCCGAAGCATTCACCAGCAATCTTGTCCAGGATGAAGGGCGTTAAGATATTGCAGCCCACTGAAGCCTCGTCCTGGAGGATTTTGTCCGGCACTCGTGCCAGACTAATGATCACGGTTACCTCTGGATTTTCTTTCTCGCTGCGGTCAGTAGCGGAACCAGATACATCCATTTCTGATATTGTCATATTCTAACACCTTGTCCGTATCTGAAAGCGCTCTGGCATTTCCATTCAAGTCGTTGAGGCAGATGCTTTTTACGCACCTGACCAGCTCATCCAATAGACCATCCGAGTAGGGATCCCCCACTTGGTCAAGTAATCCCTCTCGTGCCAGGTACTCCAACCCTTCACCATGACTGGTCTCGGGATACCAATAGAAGAGATCAAACACCAGGTAAAGAACACTGTCTTCAGTCTCCCTATCATAATTGATCCGCATAAGGATGCCGGGCAATTGCCCGGCATCCACACCTACAACTTTAGTTTGGGTTTTGAAACCACTCATCAATTCTACTCCCGGTCAACGGCGTGTCGGTGGTGTGAAGTTCCACCATGAACTCAAACCGAATGGCACCTCTCTTGTCAGCCAGCGCGATGACATTCCACACTTGTCTGGAAAATAGTCCGCTATTGCCAGCGATGTCTCGAAGACGGTGGTAGAAGTTTGTCACGCAGACATCAACCACCTGGTGAAAGTCCTGGCTTCCCAGTAACATGTCTGTCCCGGCATTTCCCAGGTTATCCAAGCTGTCCAGGTAATCCACAATCTCATCACAGACACAGTCAAAGATGTCACCAGCCACCTCACCGAAGTAGTTGGATCCATCGACTATCCAACCCATGTACCGGTCCATCACTTCTGAAACCACCCGCTCTACCACCAGGAGGGGGTCAAACTTGAACGGCACGGTACTGTAGATCATGTTGATCAGGGCGGTGAACTCACCCTGATCCGTGAAGGTTGTCGTTGTTTTCTTATTCTGGAGCATAGTAACAACCTCTTTCTTGCCCGAATCCTCGGGTCATGGCCATTGTCATTTCTCTTCTTTTTTGTTGGTCTTGGGTGAGCATGTGGTCCAACTCCAACTTCATCTCAAAGACAACCCGGTTGATCCAGTAGTTGTCCATGCCAGGATAGTTGTCCAGCAACGTTGATGCGCAGATCTCGTCTGGTGACCAAGGAGAGAGGTCACCTAGACAGGCCTGCTTGATCATCAGCTCCAACACCACACAAGGATCCGTACCTGGGTGGGCTGGCTCAAACTCTCTGATGATCCGCACTACCTGACGCATGTCAAGAACAAAGACACGCTTTTGATTAATCAAAGTAAGTAACCTCCAGTGTGTACAGGCCCCAATTGGTGGCTTTGACTTTGTACTTCATCATCTTTTCCACCTCCGGTATTTGGCGACTGAACTCGTTATACGTCATGGTGACGAGCTTGTCTGTGAACTTAGGAATGTTGAGGCGCCCCCCGGCGTGTACCGGAATGTCGCTGTGCACCACCCCAAATGAAGCCGCCATGTGTATTGCGGTAGAGAGCAAGTTGTGCATCTCACCCAGCGTAAAGTCACCTAGGCCTTCGATCAACTGCCGTAGAAAGGTGTGGGTCTCCATGGCGTTACTGGATCCGAAGGGAGTCAACTCTCCACTGACAACCAGGTTGAAATACTCTAAAACACCGGAAAGATCACAATAGACCAAAGTCTCTGACTTAGGCATCACGTGCCCGATCCATGGCCTCAATGGCATCACGAATCAGCTCTTGCTCAGACGCACCTGTTTCACGCCCTACTGCGTTGATTTCACGAACCATTTCTTGCTGGTGATATAGATAGGCAAAATGATCAATCCCACGCTCAATCACCAGTTTCCTGGTAAACGGGTTATAGTACGTGCGGTGGATATGGTTCACATAGCGCCCCACCGCCGTGGTGATTGCGGCACGCAAGTTCATCACCGCCTCCTTGATCGGAGAGGGTCCTTCTTTTCCCACCAACCCCATGACTGCATCCAGATACGCCAGGTGCGGCCCATCTTCCTCAATGGGGTCGTAATTGAAATTGGGGATGTCGAGCACCTCCGCCAACAGGCGTTTGGCAATGCTAGGGGCGAGCTTGCTGGGGAGGTACGGGATCAGTGGACGATCAACACGAAGGTAGTTTGCCGGGGCCACCAGCCACTTGGCTGGAACAATCAGTTTCTCGGGGCTTGCTTTTGTGCGGATGGTCAGGTTAGCAAGCAGTTCAGAGCGCGCTGCTTCAAAGATACCCCCGGACCCGGTATAAACGTAGATGTCAACCGGCCTGAGATTGACCACGTCTTGATAGTTTGGAACGTGATAGACCTCCAGGATCTTGGCGTTCTTTGGCAGAGGTTGTCGATAAAAGATCAGGGAATTTTCGGTGGCAATGGGCTCCAGGCTATCGACTGAATAGAGGCCCCGGGGAGCCTCGTCGCGAATGTGCCTGGATAGAACTTCAATCATCTCACCCATGTCCAGCTTCACGCTTTCCAGGGTTTGATAGATCTCGTTCTCGGGGTCGTAGCGCATGTCGTTATTCTCCAAGGCAAGGATGTTTGCAGTTGAAATCATAATTCCCGTCTTCTCAATTGATTTGTCAATCAGGTTATTTTTTTAACCATATGGGCCCATTCAGGCCACACACCCAACATGATTTGACGGTTTGCAAACCCCTACTTCAACACGGGTATTCACGTTGATGATGTAGGATCGTAAAAATATAGAGGTCGCCATGTCAGCCATTCGTTACGCCATCAATGAGGTGTTGAACACCATTCCAAAAGCCGTATTACAGAAGGCGTTCCTGAGGCCGACGATCTCGTGGGCGCCTCTGATGGACACCAACCTTGAAGAGCAGATCGAGAACCGTGTCATTCGGCAGCGCGTGATTCCGGCCTCCAATCTCAAGGGTGGAACCATGGTCATGATTCCACTGATGGGCCTGCACTACGACGTTACCAGGAACTACGAGGTGGTTCTTAGAATACCAAAGAGCCTGACCCAGGAGCGCAAGATCATGACGGTGCTCCATCTGTCTTATGTGGGGCCAACCGGTGGGGTTGGAAGCCCCAATGCGGGCTATGGTGGCTATGGTGGTGGCAGTATGGGGGTGAACTCCATCGGCGGTTATTCCAACGATGGATCGGCCTTGATGGGGGCGGCTGCCGGGATGCTCAACGCACTGGACAAGATTCCTGTGACCGGTACTGCCAACGTGCAGCTCATCGGTGAGAACACCATCATGATCAGCAACTGCACTAGCCTGTCAGGCAATCCGCATCTGCGCTGTATGCTGGCTTACGATGATGAGCTGAGTGAGATCAACCCGAGAAGCTACAGTGAGTTTGCCGAACTGGTGACATTGGCCACCAAGGCATTCATTTACCGAGAACTGGTGATCGACATTGATGAGAGTGAACTCCGCGGCGGTTACAATCTCGGCATTTTCAAAGAGATCGTCAGTGGCTATTCGGACTCTGACCAGAACTACAAAGACTACCTCAAGAACACTTGGCAGGCTGTCATGTTCATGAATGACAAAGCCGCCTTCCGCCGTTTCATCAAGTCCAACGTGAGCTCCTACACATGAACACCGACCAAGACAAAGAAGAGAATCAGCAAGAACTGTCCGAGATCCTCAAGGCCATCCAGGGTGCCGGCGTTGTTGTCGACGGTGGTCTGGGTCGCCAGTGCACGGTACTTCTTCACGAGGTACTGGCCAAAAAGGTGGCCAAGGCTACCGGGATGGCCCTGGAGACCATCCAGCTGGACACGGCCAACGCCATTGGAAACTGGCAGGCTGCCCAAAGTGTATCTGCGGCTGGCGAGCAAATCCGGGCTGCCGGGATGGTTTACATCATCAAGGGCGACGAGACCGGGGCATCCGACATGACACGTTTTGCGTCGGCGGTGAGCTCGATGGATCCGGGTCAGATCGACAAGAGCGTGCTCTACTACAAACCTACCGACGAGCCTACGCTCTGGGCGAAAGAGATCCGTGACCTGAGCATGGAATGCGGGATTGCGGTGCTCAGTTCGGTGGACGCTATCCGGAGCCATTACCAATGAGATCCTCACATCCGCTCAACCAGCTGAACTACTCCACCCTGGCACTCTGTGATTTTCCCGATGAGGGCTTCCTCAGTAGCCTTGGACTAGAAGCTTTCGACGTTCGCAATCTCCATAGCACCAGCGGAGCCACCCACTCCACCACCATCCGCGAGGTCATGGAGGAAGAGTGCGCTCATCTGAAGATTGACAAGAAGTTCCTGAAAGAAGCAGTTGACTGCGAGCAGGCATTCGTGCGCAAGAAGCCGGAACACATCGAGTTCTTTGGCGGAACATTGACTGGCGTGCAGGTGGTCCGGTTCACCGACCACGAGTTCAATCGGTTCTACTGCGACGTCATCTGCAACGATGAGGATCTGCTAGAGCATCGCCTCCACCAGCTCCCAACCATCAATACTGATTTCAAGGTTTCCAGCGATGTGTTCAACATCTGTTGCGTCTGGTTGCTCCACGCCATCCAGGTCAGTACCTCTCTGGACAAGAACGCCAAGAAGGAAGCTCAGATCCGGATTGCGATGTTCATGTTCTATCGCTTCCTGACCTCGATCCTTTACAACTTCTTCAAATACCCAGCCAAGAAAGAAACCGCCGAGGCAACCTTTGCCCAGCTCAGCAATCGGTTTATCCTGAAGACCGAGGGTTCTTGGGGTGCGGCAATCCGCTACCGGGCAGAAGAGCTGATCGCCGACAACAGCATCTGGCGCGATGTCATTGATCACATGGAAGATGACATTCGCGTAGTCAAGATGATCAACGATTGCCAGGGGCGGATCAAGTCCATGGTGATCAACATCTACGCCGTGTTCATCCAGGTGCATAACCAAGGCAAGCGCATCGGTAGTTCGTCTGCATTGGTGGAGATTGACGGCGAGACCTTGCTGCGGGATCGCACGGACAACCTGAGCCGCTACAGCAAGTACGTCAAGGACATCATCCCCTCCTGGGCCAGCTTCTACAAGGTGGAACTGATGGAGATCATCGTGGCAGTGGTCCCCACCGCGCCAGAACACGTCTTGTTTGATTTCATGAAGTGGTTCAGTGAAAACTACCTGTACATCAAAGGTGGGAAAGCTGAGCAAGCCATCAATGAGATCATGGACCATTCCTTCATCTATCTGGCAGAGAACTCCCAGCTCCTCCGAAAGAAAGAAGACATTGCAACCATCCTAGCCAAAATGAGAGGGACCTATACGGCCAGCCGAGGTAGCGATACCTTACTGATGAACATCAAAGAGAACGTGGAAGATCTGGTCAAGCTCGGGGGTAAAACCAAAAACCCCTCGGTGATTGCCGCCATCAGAACCGCGTTTTGTTTGTATGTTGTTCTCCGCGCTTTCACCATGAGGCACTACCAAACAAAATGAAATTATCAGAGGCTATTCGTGGCTTCTTCAATGCCCTGGAGCGGGCAAAGGGGTATCGACATTACTGGGCAAAACTGCATGGTGGTCCAACCCGGTATGAGATCATCCTTGGCGACAACGTGGAAGTGGTGCTTCACTGTGAGGAGATTCACCACCACTTTCGCTACCGCCACCACTCTTGGCTGAAGCACACCGCCATCACATACGTGGTTCATGGGGAGGTCGGACCGGAAGCCCCATCCAGTTTCCGCGATCTGTTCCTGGTCAAGCACCACATACCACAGTCAAGCTGCCGGTTCTGCAGCAGAAAATACCGCCACAAAACGGCGGTCATGGCCTATCTCGACCATGTGTATGTCCATAAGAAGATCATCAAGTGAAGTGCGTGGTGGCGCATGGCGGAGGTTAACCACCTTCCGCCATGCGCCCCCTATGCCGAAAATAACCCTCTGAATGTTGCACCATGGCAAAAATACTCTTTCTCGAAGATTGGAAACGTTATCCCAACGCGATTGTGGATGACAGAACGACCAACACCAGTTACCTAGAACTGGCTTCCCTCCTGAAAAAGATGGGGGTCAAGAACTACTTCTTCATGCTGGCGCTGCATGACCGCGGCTTATTGGGGGTCGACCCTTTTGATCCGGATCTTTCCCCGGAGCTGGCCGGCCGAATCCTGGTGGAATGCAAGATCAACTTCTGGTATGCTGCGCGCAATGTTTGGCGCGCACCTGCCAAGGCCGGTAAGGAAAACAAGCCGGTCTCCGCTAACCGCGCCAACATTTCGATGTGGTGGTGTTTCTTCAACCACATCACCTACGTCCTGACTCAGCCACGACAAACCGGCAAGACCTTTGGCGTAGGGGTGCTTGGAAATTCGCTCTTGAATTTCCATTGCGATAACTCCCAGATCAACCTTCTGACCAAGGATGACACGCTGCGTGGGGATACCATCCGCAACTGGAAGGGTATCTACGATGAGTTGCCACCTTACCTGAACTTCAAGACCCGAGCCGACATCAATAATACCGAGGCGATCACGGTCAACAAGTTCATGAACTCGTTCCTGACCCACGTCCCCCAGTCATCTGAAAAGAACGCAGCCAACGTGGGTCGTGGTCTATCCACCCCCGTGTTCCTCCTGGATGAACCGGCATTCCAGCGCTTCATTGACAAGTCCATGCCCGCAGCCCTGGCATCCATGGGTGCGCTGCGTGAACTCGCCAAAGAGAATCGTTCCCCATATGGAATTCTGGCCACGACCACCGCCGGGCGCAAGGATGACAAGAGTGGGCGATTCTTTTATGATTACTGCATGGCCGCAGCGCCCTGGTCGGAGTGCTTCTACGATGCCAGAGACAACAAGGATCTGGAAGAGATCGTTAGAAAGAATTCTAGTGGCATGCGAGATCCGCAGAACCGCCGGATCCCTGTGTCCCGGATCTATGCCAACTTCTCCCATCGGCAACTGGGTAAGGATGATGCCTGGGTGATGGAGCAGATCCAGGAAACCAGCGGTACGCCGGAAGAAATCAACCGCGACTACTTTGGTATCTGGACCTCCGGTAACGATTCATCCCCGCTTCCGCTGGAGGTGCTGGAGAAGATCAAGGCCAATATCCGCAGTGATGATTTCAGTGAGCGGGTGGGTGCCAATTACATTTTGTTCTGGACCATTCCTCGCCACGAGGAGGCCCTCTACCGCAACAAACAAATCATCGTGGGGATTGACCCCTCTGAGGCTCAGGGCGGCGATGACATTTCATTCGTCGCTACCTGCGTTGAAACCGGCAGGGTCATTGCCACCGCGACCATTGGAGAAACCAACCTGGTGTACTTTGCGCAATGGCTGGTGGAGTTCTTGGTGAAGTACACCAAGTCCGTGATGGTGATCGAACGCAAGAGTTCCGGCCCCGCGATCATTGACCACCTGCTAGACCTTCTCCCAGCCAAAGGCATTGATCCTTTCCGTCGACTATTTAACTGGGTGATGAGCGACCCGGTCAACCACCGTGGGCTTTATGACGAAGCGGTGAAGACCATGCGCAGCCGCCACCGTGACATCTACGTCATGTCCAAGAAGCATTTTGGATTCTCCACCAATGCCTCCGGGAGAAGTTCGCGGGATGAGTTATATGGTAACGTGTTTCAGAATGCATGCAAACGCTTTGCGGACAAGATCAACAACCGTAAGCTGTGCGAGCAGATCACCTCACTGATCGTAGACAAGAACGGCAGAATTGACCACCCCACGGGTGGTCATGATGACTTGGTGATCGGGTTCAACTTGACGCACTGGTTCTTGCAGTCAGCGCGTGGACTGGCCAATTACGGCATCAGTCCCAATGACATCTATTCGCTGTCGAAAGATGACAAGGAGTCGGCATCTCCAGGTGAGAAGTGGCGCGAGATCGAACAGCTCAACTACCGCCAGCGGATCAAGGAGATTGGTCAGGAGGTGCAAGCCACCAAAGACCCACACATCCTGTTCCGCAAGGAAATGGAGCTGGCGCTGCTACAGAAGAAACTGGTGGTGCGGGAAGGCGAAGTCCTCAACATTGAAACGCTGCTGGAGCAGATCAAGGAGAAGAAAACAGCTACCCGCCAACAACGGCTGTTTTGAGATTCAAGCAATAGGCGGCAAAAAAGAAAGGGGAGTGGGCAATGCCCACTCCCCTTCTTCTGTCGCACTTCCCCATGAACCTAAGGCTCTTCAGCACCCGTTGGCTCATAGATTAAGCTTTTAGGCGATTACAACCCCCAGGGCGTTCATGTAGTAAACGGGCATGGCACCGATGGAGAGCTGCAGATCGCGGTCACCAATGCGCTTGATGAACTTGATGTACAAGGTGGAGTAATCGGCGATGACTTGGTTAAGGGTCAGCGTCTTGTCCCACTGGTCGATGGCGTAGATGGTTTCCTTACCAGCATTGACCACTGCAAAATGGGTGGGGTTCAGAGGACTGTGTTCCGTCGAAGGGTTCGTCAACGGGTTGGTCGGGAGGTAGAGCTTGTCCAACCAATCAGCCAGGGTCGTCTGGCCAGATGCCACGTTCAGCAGGTAGCTGCCGGTGGTATTGAACCTGGCCTTGGCAAAGGTATCGATACCGAACATCGGTGACTGGCCGGGCGAAGTTCCGATTCTCCAGTTGGTCAGGCGCTCAGTACCTTGACGCTCCAGAACAATGTCCACCACCTGCGTGTGCGTGTAGTTGCGGAATGCCGCACTGACGTTCCGGAGATTTATCGACACGCTCAACGTTTGGAGCGTACCGTAAAGCACAGGCCTGAACGGTGAGCGACTGACATTGATGCTCACGTGCGGCGTGACGTTGTACGCCACGTCACGGTTGAGGTTGTACATGAACCATTCCAGGCGGTAGCCGCTGGCGGCGTCCACCCAGACAGGGTACGGGTAGAGCTTGACACCGTACATGCCATCGGACGGCAGTGTGGTTACCCTGTAGGTCTTGGCGATGTGGCGATCACCGCCAGCCACCGCGATGTAGTTCACCTCATCGGGCAGGAGCGAGTACGTCACCACAACCTTGAAGTTCTGGCCAGACTCGGTTGCCACAAAGTCCTCGAAACCCATGACCTTGAACCGGGTTCCATCTACCGGGTACTCTACGGTATCACCGTTGGAGTAGTGCACAATCCCGATCATGTTCAGGCCGTTGAGCGGGACGTTGATCGGGTACTCGATCTTGTCCGACTCCATCCGCGACAGGAATGGGGAGCGAACATCGATCCCGATGATGTAACGCGCGCTGGCATCTGTCGACCGGATGAAGCTGGTATGCCGGACCATGAGCTGCTGTTTGCTGATCATGAACCCTTCGTCGTTGTAGAAGACAGCGGTCAAGAACTCACCGTCCGCCAGGCGAGCGGTGGTATAGGCTTGCCGAATCGACTTGATCGCCAGGTTGTCGAGGATCTGGGTCGCCACCAGTTCCAGGGGAATGTTCTCACCGAGCAGATTGCCAGCGGTGTCATACATCCGGCTCACCACTTCGGCGTTGTTGGTCAGCAGTGATCCCTTGAAGATCTTGCAGGCCTTGCACATTGAGCCACTGACCACACAAGCCGCATCGACATTCAGTCGGTACGGGATGACAGAGTCATCGTAGTACGCCAGATAGGTTCCTGTGGCCTGGCCAGGATTCATGCCCATCAGAACCTCGTGGTCGGTGAAGACGCCGTTGTTCCCAAGGCTCCGGCGATGCAGCACTGGGATGTTGGTGTAAGCGTTGACGTCCATCACAATCCACTCATCCACCGTGGTGCCTGTGAACTCCAGGATGATATCAGAGATGTTGGGGACGTACTTGTTGAGGCCAGGCCCACCAAAGTAAATCTCATTCTTGTTCCAGAACTTGAACAAGCCGTTGGGGTTGTTAATGGGTGCAACGCCGTCGGTACCGAC